ATCTCTAAATACTTACTGCCGTACCTTAGACCCCTAGAGGGTATATCCACAACCCCTTTGAGTTCTGGACGATAGGGAAGTTCTCCCACTAAATCTGCTACTGAGTTATATCTGTTTACGTAATTAAACGGGTTAGTGCCGAGATTGTTTAAGTCCTCAAAGACTTCTTCCATTTCTTTCTTTGAATAACCAAAGCCAACTAACTCTAATGTGTATCCGTACTTTTCGCCAAAGCGCCAGAACAAAGAAAGAGACTGACGGTTGTAACTGCTCTCTTCTCCAAAGACAGGTATCCCTAGAACTTTCTTGAGAGTAGGGGCCCGGTCAAGAATGCAATCTAAAGTTACTACTACTCGGAGAGGAACCTCGTTTGAGATATCCCCACCCTTCATCAGACTACTTCGATTTTTCCGTAGTTGATTAACAGGTTTCTAAAAGCCTCTGGTGATTGAACAGCCAGGTTAGCTTCTAGGACTGGAGCTTTTGTAGAAATATGTGTTGGGTAGACGCCGTTGTTGTCTGACATCCGCTCACGAACAAAACGAGTGTGTTTGCAAGAACTCCTGTTTTTGAACCCTGAGCAGTTGCAACGAACTTTTAGGGAGTTAGCCTCAATCTCAACTTCGTGCACGCCAGTGTCCGATAGGAACAACTGCGACACTTGCCAACTCTTCACTGAAAACCTCATCATCTTCTTAGATCCTTCCCCGAGTTTACCTCAATTATGATAAATGCTTCATAGGCAAAGCTAGCCATTGGTGCGCCGTATTGCTCTTCCCACCTACTAAGCGGTGTATTACTTGTAACAATAGTTGGTAATCCAGAATTAAAGCGGGAACGAAGCAGTTCGTCAAACGTGTCTTCTGCCCAACCGGATGAAGCTTTGTGTTCTTTTCCTAAATCGTCTAGAACAAATGTTCGAATGACATTTTCCTTGGAACCGTCTCCATAAATCCCATTGATCATAGTTTCAGTGGCATCGTCAAACTCATCCCACTGAGACTTCTGAATCCGGAGAAACCGTGGATAGTCCATAAACATGGCTGGCCGTCTCAAAGTCAAATCTGGAGAGCCCCAGGTCTCCGCTGACATACCCCTCATGAGCTCCTGGAGGGCCACAGAGGCAAGAGTAGTCTTGCCGTGACCAGGTTTACCTAGGAGCAGTAGACCCTTGCCGCAATTAGGGCTTCCAGCCGCTTGTACAACCTTGCCGGCCTTGACAGATTTAATCCAGGGCTGGATCTTTTCAAAGGAAGCATTAGGTGTTAAATCGGAGAACTCCATCCCAATGGTTTTCATTGGAAGGTTGGCTGCTCTGATCTGGGCACGGACACTTGGAGTTACATCTTCGAGTTTGTACATTAGCTCTCCAATAGTTTCAGCATCTTTTCCTGATGCGCTAGCGTATCTTCGTCCAAAGTAGTTGGTTCGTCAACTCGACTTACCATTCCGTGGATCATTCCGTAATACTTCATAAATCTTTGATACATAGGAAGTCCAAAACCGGGGTCTGAAATAACTCTTGTATCACCAAAGAACATACGCATGCCCTTGAGAATGTGAATACGTTCAACACCCTCACCAACTCGTTTGTTAATCCAAGTAGCAAGCTGTTTTCCAGAAATTTGATTTACTGCGCCACTACCGCCACATGTAGCAATGTACAACTCGTAGAACTCTGCAACAAGATCTCCAGTAGCCCAATCTTCTTCTGGGACATTGATCCTATTACGGGCTTCTACTTCAACCTTAGTCTTTTTACGTCGAGCTCCCCCGACCTTCAAAGTATTTACTTTTCCAATAGCACCTGAGTCATCTTCGGTGTCCAAAATCTTCTTCTTAGATTTCGGGTCTGTGCTGTCTTCAAACATGTTCCAACCCATTTCGATTCCTTTCTCAGTTTGAGGCGCAGCCTCTATAGATACAGTTACGTTAGTAACTGTATCTATACTCTTAACTCTAGTAGATATATCACTATAGCTATTAGTACTAACGGTGGACAGAACAGGCGAAATTCGCTTGTCGGCAAATTCAGGCACAAACAGGTTTAAAGTCTCATCAGTAAACTTTAAAAGAGTACGCCATTGATTAGTTCCTTTGGCTTGATATTTTACTGCCTTTATATAATTAAAGGTTTTTAACTCTTTCATGGCAGACTCAACTGAGTGCAGTCCCTCAGGAACTGCAGCAGAATCAGCTAATTCTTGTGCGGGTATAACTCGCCCAACCTCAACAAAAAATCTGTAGAGTCCTCGGGCACGTAAAGATAATCGTGGATCTGTATCTGATTTCATAATCTTCTCCTTGTCGGAGCAGACTCTATAGCGGAGGTACCCTTCTTGGCAAGCCGCGTTGAATTCTTTCTGGGGTCCCTGTTACAAGGTTTTCAACAATTACAGAAGAAGTTAGCCCCACAAAAGCTGAGGCAAGGACGTAGAAGATTAGATCCCAACCTATGGGCATAAGAACTAAACAAGCTACTGTGCTCATAGAGAGGGCGAGTAAGCCTCTCCATTTGCCTAAGGATATTAATAGTTCTTCTATGGCCGTTAATAGACAGGCCGTGGCCCACGCTGCTACAAGTAGTTCTGTCATAGCCAGAAACTTAGCGCCTAAACAGAACCTTGTCAAGGTGGAAGACTCGACCGGTGCCTGAAACAGAGGGGGTACAAGTTACTTGAATTTTTGCAAAACCAATGCTGGTATTAGCAAAACTAGCTCGACCGGTTATTTCTGTAATAGCGGTGTTAGCAAATGTTTGTCCATATGAGAAAGTGTTAGGGGTTATAGCAGTAATAATAATGCTTCCGTTAATAGCGTTATAAGCTGAGTTTCCAATACCTACGTATAACTCTTCACCAACTGAAAATCCGTGATTTCCCAAAGTAGTTACAGTAACTACGTTAGAGGCTACAGATACGTTAGTTAAGTTAACTGTTTTAGCTCCTGGGGCGACTATGTTTAAGTACGCCCAACGATCTCCACGGTTTAGTACTACCGTGTCTGTTTTTTCTCGTAGGAAGTTGTAAGCTAAGTCGTACCACTTAAGAGTTAGTACATAAGTTCCATATGAGTCTTCGTTTTCTGGACGAATAGCTACTGAGCCGTAATAACCCTTTCCAGGAATTACTGTAATAAAATCTGTAATAGCTCCAAAAGTTCCTGAACCAGAAGCTTTTATTTTTACGTAAGCAGCTCCTTGAACAAGAGTTTCATCAAAGATACTTCCTCTAGCAATAGTTCTAACAAGGGTTGCTGAAACTCCAGACCAACCATAAGTACTGTTTTCAAAAGATCCTGATGGAGCAAGGTTGTCTGAAACGTCTGGGAAACCAATTAATGATGAAAATGGTTGAACAGACCAAGTAGACCCGGAAGGCATAAAGCTATTTAACGTTGAAGTTAATCGTGCTCTTTTTTGCAAATAACGGTTTGCGTAATAACTTTTACCACTACCAGTCATTAAAGTGTTAGCAATAGAGATTGTTTCTGCTGCATCTGATGGGTTTACAATTACAGTTGTTTCAACGTTTGCAGGGTCAATATAAGGCGTAGACAAACGTCCGTATTCTGCTTGAATTCCGTCTAAGAAAAATACTTTAGTCCCAGTTCCTGCGTCAGACAGAGCAACTGTAATAGTAAATTGAGTTTCTCCAGCTACGGCAATTCTTTGAGTTTCAATACGGGTCCAAACGTTTGGAACAGTAATTCTAAAATTACCTGAAGTTTGTCCGTTAGTGCTAATTGAGTACAAGCCTGCTACTCCCTTTATGTAAGTAGAGATTACTAAGTCTTCTCCACCTAAAGCTGCGCCCATTGGTAGTTTTACTACTGTAGATGCGGATCCGCCACCAGAAGCGGAAATACTTAAAGAACTAGTGCCGTATTTAAATTCAGAGGTGCTTATGGATAGGGTTGTGCCCGATGCAGCTGTCCATTTGTTTGCGTTGTCTAAAGAAGAAATAGATACCAAGTTTACTTGGTTTCTACGCTCCCAAAAACAATCACTAGTCTTATAGTATTGGTTAACATTTGGATCATTAGGTACTGGAGCTCCGTTACCTTGAAAATAGTCAATAACGTCTGTTGACTCCGTTAGCATAGCCCCGTCAAAATAAAAAACATCTCCGGCTACAGCATTATCTACATAGATAGACACTTTACAAAGTGGGTTTCCATAATCTGGAGTGGACACAGCAGCTACAGCAGACACGGATAGTCGTGTTGCGCTACTAGTTAAGGTTAAAGGTTCGCCGTCTGCGTAATAAGGCTCCGATTTAAAGTATCTTCCGTCAACGTCAGAAAGTACATTAGTTTGTTCTTCTTCTGTTTGTGGAGAAGAGAATTCAATTCTTGCTTTAGCTACTTTAGCGGTTCCACTTGCATAGATTGCAAAATTATGGGGTGCTCCCGGGGTTACAGGAATCCAATCAGATATAAGAGCTACTCTTCCGTTAGCTAAGGCAGTAAGTTTTGCTACAGAGTTGCCAAAAATAGAAGAATTTGAAGGTGCAGGCGTTACTTGGATTAACTCGGCGTTAAAAGGTTCCCAACCAGTAGTGTTTACATCAAAACCAGGGTTAGAAATTAAGTTTTCTAGGTCTGTTCTAATGTTTAATTTAACAAGTCTTGGGTCTTCGTATGCAAAAGCAGGCAATTTACCACTAACTGTAATTTCACTAACGGGTAACTCTCTAAATTGAAGCATGTCTATCACGTATTTGTTTGAACTAGCGGTGGGAGTAATAACTAGGGTTGGTTTAGCGTATACGGCGTTGCTTGGAGCAACTAACCCATCTTCTACTCCAGAAGAAGCAGATTTAAATTCTGACCAATATCCGGTAGTAGCACTTAAGGTTGGGCCGGAAACGCTTGTAGAGATAGAAACACCCGCGGTATCAAACCATTGAATTTTTGCTACTGCAGTAAAAGAAGCTGTTACAGCTTGAATAAATCCTTTAAACATGTACCTAGAATTAGCTTTTACTGGAATTCCGTAAAGCACTGCGTTAGCAGATGCTCCAGGGCAACGCAAAGTAATATCACTAGTGCTTGTAGCTGTTACTACTCCTAAAGAAATTTGACGTAGTGGGTAGTCTTTATTAAAAAGAGTAGGTTTTGGTGGAGTTAGCCCAACACCTAAAGTAGACAGAGTGTTTGCGTATGTACACACCGCAATAGTTCCGTTAGTTGCTGCCCAACGTCCAACAGACTCTTCAAATGAGGAATCGTTATAGTCTAAGAATAAGTTGTTTCCGTATGTAATTCCACTATCCCAGTGAGTTAAAGCGGTAGTGTAAGTAGTTATGCCGGCACTGGTGCCTTTAGCAGAGTTTACAAAGTTTCCCGTTTTATACAAAGATCTGTGGTAAGTGTCTCCAAGAGCAGGTTCGTAAATAAACCCTAAATCGGTAATTTTATTTTTTAATAGGTTAGAAGGAATTTTATACGCATCAAAAGAGTTATATAGAAGCTCAGCTTGGGTTTTTATTTTGTCGTACTCTAAACCATAGGCATCTAAAACCTCTGTTAATTCATTTTCTTCGTACTCACCAATTGCGTCTCCAATTCCCTGGGTTTCATTTAACCAGGCTGCCGGAAGCCAATTTTTAAAATAACGTTGAGTTCTATTTGTAATAATTGTATTTACTTTAGAAGTACCACAATTAATCCAACCACTTAAAGTGCTAAAAATCCAAAGAGTGTAGGTAACTTCTCTATTTGAGTCAGAAAGATCTGAAGCAGTATCTATATAGCTTGTTAAATACGCTCCAGTAGTGCCAAACGCAATAGGTTCTCCTGAATAAGCTCCGTCTGGAGTGCCGGTAAAAGTTTTTGTTAAACGCCAATGCGTAAGGGTTTCACCTAAAGCAATAGAAGCGGGGTTTGCGGTAACAGCTTTCCAACGGAGAGAAATTACTCCATAGTCATACGCCCAAGCAGTAAGTTGGGAAGAGTAATAGAGACGATCAGCGTCGCTTTGACCGTACTTAAAACTGGGATCGCCATAAATCCCAAATGCATATTTTGCCATATTTTGCCCCTGTTAAGTTACATGCCAGCTAGTAAGAACGGATTAAATCTGTTTCCTTTTGCGATTGTTTCAACAGCTGTTAAAATTGTTGTTAAAGACGTGTATGCGGTTCCGCCTACGTATAAAACTTCTGCTGTGCCTACTTTTGGTAAGCCATCAAAATCTACGTTAAATCGAAGAGTGTTTGCGGCATTTCGTGTTTCTACTAAGTTTGTAGTGCCCGCAGTTGTCTTAGCGGTAAGCCCTACTATTCCAGAAGCGGGAGATATTACATCCCCTGTTTTCTTAAAATAGGGTGCAGCAGCAACTCCAGTAACTAGACCTGCTTCGATGTTAGATAACCGAGCAGACAAAGACGACCAAGTACCTGTTTGAGCAAAAGTACCTAGGTAGCTAGAAGATAGAAGAGTTGTACCTAGGGATACTTGTAGAGCACGTGTCTCGTCTTGAAGGACGTTTACGTGGTCAGCAAATACTGTGTCTACAAGGTCTACCTTTGGGGTAAAGGACCGGATCGACGAAGGATACTGTGCAGCCATTTCTCACCTATTCTATTCTCTTGGGTTATTCTCT